ATCGGTAATATAATCTAGATAGGTACAGTAACCAATTGAAGCCCACGGAAGTAATTGAGAAACCGCATCTCCTGTCATTCCAGACATTTCTTTAAGTTTGGCAATGTCATTTTTAATGTTATCATAACGTCTTAACTCATTAGGTACGTACTGATCCAAGCACACAAAAATAGACTGTAGTCCCAGTAAATAACCAATACGTTCTGGTATAGTTTGTTCACTTCGAAACATTTTTTGATTGAAAGGTAAACGTTCAAGATCTTCATGCAAATCTCGGGTGCGCTCTTTTATTATATTCACAGATCGTTTCCTTAAGTTTTGTGGTCCAATTATCTCTGTGTTCAATATAGACTTGATGACCTGGAGGTCCGTTGAACGTCATCTCATCAACTGCGATTATGGTAACGAGTTGGGTAATTGGCACTCCGGTTCGTTCTTCCCACATAATCGCATATGCGGCTTCTTGGGCAAAGTAATTGGTAACCCATTCTCGTTTTTTATACTTTCTGCTGGTTTTGAAATCGATAATCGATATTTTTCCGTCAAACTCAGCAACACAATCGACGCGCCCAGCAACCAATAAATGATCCGAATAAAGCGGTAGTTCTTGTCCATAAACTTTTCCTATTCTTTCGTCGAGAACACCTCGAATAGATTTGAGACTTGCCATGATATCCGGAGTATATGCTTTTCGAAGATCTGCAAGAGATTCATTATTAATATACCTCTCGATACACTCATGCACTGAAGTACCTCTTCGAGATGCACGAGAGGAAATTTGGTTGGCAACCTCTTCTCCTACGCTCTTTCTCCATTTGGCAATCGAGGCCTCACTTAAAATAGAAAGTACCGTAGTGATAGAAGGGTACGACTTACGCTCAACCGGATGTTCGTAAGTACGTCCATCTTCCGTAGTGTGTGCGATCATGTCAGTGTAACCCAGATCGGTTGGTTCGTGTTTAAAGTTCATGATTCTTATAACCTCTACGTGCAAATTTTCCTGCAAGGATACTTTGCTTTTTGGTATATTCAATACTATTACCCGTGATTTTCTGTTTTTCCATACCGCGTCCATCAGAAATATCACTGGTATCTTTTTTGTTTTGAATTGTGCTTAAAGGTTTATTATACACGATTACTTCCATGTTGTCAAGTAGGGGAATTTTTAGAGCATCATGATTGTGGTGAAAAATGAACTTTGTTTGAGGATGTTCTCGAATTATATCTCTCCATACTGGTCTCCAAGTATTGAGCAAACGATAGTTGTTAGTATCAGTACGATCACTTGAAAGATAAAAATCTGTCACACTACGCATATTAAAATCGAAGACAGTATCGCAACCGTATAAATGAATTTCATCTGCTTTATGCCGACTTGCTGCATAGTGAGTTGCCATATGACCACAATTGAAGTTAGTTGCATTATAAGCATAATCAGGAACGTGAGTGTAGAACTCTCGAACGTTGGGAGCATATTTAAGATAGAAATCTGGACGCTCATACATCCAAATTCTGGGGCGAGTTCCTAACACCCACCGGTAAGCATCGATAGTAATCGAACCTTCAGTGAGGGCAGCCATCATTTTAAAATCGACCATACAAGTTGCAAATATTTCAGACGGACTGATTTCAAACGGAGGTTGATTACATATTAATTTGTTCCCCACTCTTTTCTTTTCTTGATAAAGATGTGCCATATCCCCGTTACCAATTATATGCCATACTCTATGTTTCATTATAAATCTTCTTCTCTATGGTTAGTTTGCCTTTGTGTCCCGTCCAATGCATTGCTAACTTGTTTGGATTGTCTTCTCTGTCGTTTTCTAATTGAACTCTCAACCAATTGTATATATTAGGTACGGTATTCACGTGCATAGTTTTGAGCAAAGGAGGAAAGGATAGTAGTTCATGAAGGGTCTCTTGATCTCCTCTTGCCGGATTCTTTGCACAACTTTCTATCCATCGAGTTAGGATTTGCGGTTTACCCTTCATTGCAATCACCCCACTATTGTGCCAATGTTCTCCGGTTCGCTTAGTCCATGGGCGATCTTCTGCCATTGCCAGTTTATCTTTTTCCACATATTTAAAAATACCGCTAAGGTCACCCAATACTTCAACGTCCGTGTCTAACCAACACAATTCATCGACCTGTACATCTCTCAGAGTACGAGGTTTTAGAAACCACCCATTGTGTTTCTGTTTAGGAATTTTAACGGTTTCGACAAATGCACTTGAATTCACAAATAAGCGGGTCGATTCGGTTACTCCAAAATCTGCAAATACAATGGGAGTGTCGTTGTGTTTTAAATAGTTTTTCAAAAACCAAGGAAGCATCCACTCGGTATTAGAATCACATCCTGTTACAAATGCTCTAGATAAAGTCATGTTAATATCTCATACTTATCACTATATCCGTGCTTGGCAAGACATCCTTTTTCTTTCTGTAATGTAGTAAACCCATCTCTTGCCACTACTGGCCATGGATAGAACTCCTGAAGAAAAGGAAATCTTCTTATATCTAAATATATATCAGTTGTTCGGCAGTACGTTTTGGCGGTGTCTACAAGTATCTTTGCCCCTTTAGGTTTCAAACGATAGGCATGAGCACCCGGAAAATAAGGTTTAGATGTAAGAGGACCACTGCCTAGAAACTCTGGAGTCCTAAATTTACCGTAACTCGGTTGTCCCAGAGAGATAACTTTATCATAAGAAATCCACTCAGGAATATTCGTTATTGCAACGGCATCATGTTCAAAAATTTGGTATTCCTCGTCATCTTCTATGCATTTTTTCCACAGGGAATAGTGTGATAGGAATGCAGAAATACAAGGTTCTACTACTGTATATTCCGAATCGTCTCGGGTAAATCCGACATGAGGGATACCTTCATTTTCCAAAAGTTTTAAAGGATTGTCTTTAGGTGTCACTGCATCAAAGACGTTCACATCGAAATTCTTTATGCTTTTAATACACCTCCGTGAAGCATCTTCGCTATGTGAATTACCTTTAATTGTTATAACGAACGACTTCATAATGTAGTAGTCGATTTAGTTTTTTGATTAGTAGTAACAAAGGGGAATAGACACCCCAGATCTTTAGGCATAAGTTGTTTACACATGAGGGAGTCGTTGGGCCATGCTCCAAACTCCTTGGTAAGTGTGAGTAGTTTTTTTGCACCTGCTGGTTTGATATAGTATGCAGAATTTCCAGGCAGACCATTGGGTTGGTTTCGATCTCTAACCCATGGTACTTTATTGACTCCTTTTCCTTGATGTTCGACTTGCGCTCGATAGTCTGCTGCACTAGGTGTTGCTCCTACTTCAGGTCGATTGAGAGAGATCACAGTTTCTTTTGCATCATCTAGTGTCTTGAAATCAACGAGGGTATCCGATGAAAGAAACAACGCATCTTGTTCTAAAACTATAATAGGTTCGTTTTTGGTAAAGCACATATGCCAAAGCATCCAGTGGGAAAAGAAACATGCCATTCGTTTCTTTGGATCTGCCGTTTGATAGGGCGTTTTGATCAATCCACTTTGAAGATCATGTACCTTTTTTGTCCATGGATAGTTCCACTGAATCTGGTACGATTTAAATCTGGTTGTTACTTCTTCGGGAGTACAGGCAGCAAAGATATCTGCCCACACATTAGATGGAGCACTCTCTTTGCACTTTTGAGCATTGATCAAACTTTCTGAATCCCCTTTAAGAGTAATTATAAAAGCATTTATCATAGCGGTTTAGTAATCTCAATGATGTAACTATCAATTGATCCGTGCTTGTGATCCGGTTTCCTAATTAGGTTCCCATTAATAATAGCATTTCTGAATCTTAAATCGTGATGTTCTACTTTCCCTTGTGTTTCAGCATAATCCACTAGTTCATTGTACAAAATGGGGTTCTGTTTATTGCGGTTACGATTGTTATTTTTAGTCAAATAATTAAATGACAATTCTGCCGTAGTCATGTCATCTATTTTCCAAATGTCTTCAATAAAATATTTACCGCCCGGTTTTAAATAAGGATAAAAGTTTTTAAAAGTTTTAAGATTGGCAATAGGAGTATGCTCCCCATCATCAATAATATAATCGAACTGAATATCACTCCCCCAGTTTTCATCATTAAACATTCTTGCCACACTTTCAGAATTTCTAGAATCTCCCTCTGACCAATGAACACGTTCTTCTTTTAAAATGGCAATCTCGTTCGATGGGATTCGAGTGAAAACATCAATGCCATAAAGTTGAGCATTAGGGAATATCTCATGAAAAGACTTCATCGACTTACCTTTCCAGATTCCGATCTCCAGAATATTAACTTCGTTGTCATAATCCTTTTCCATCTTAGGACCGTAGACTCTCCAGTATCCATGACCATGCATGCCGTCACCTTTATCACAGCCATTCTTATTAAATACTTTACGCATTTTTTCTGTCATTTTTGTTTCCTTTTATTAGCATGCGGAAAGGGTATGCCGTTATTTTTTATTCCTATAAATTCACACAATGTATTTAAAGATTTAGTTTGATCATCTGTAAATAAACTCATGGTAAGTAGATCCTTCGGACGATCCTTAAAATACTTAAACACCTGTTCTTCGTGTTTATGGTACGTATCTATTAATGCTTCGCGGGTTGGAAGCTGAGAACCATACGTTCTCTCTCTAAGTTCTCGATGAAACGGATCTGGAGGAATCGGTTTATCACCAAATTTCCAAAGGACAGATTCTACCCAATCTTCAATTGGTCTAGTAAGATATAAAAAATTACAACGTTTCTTCCAATACTTATCTAGATCTTTAAAGTAGAGTGAAGCAGGAAGGTCTGAAATAGAATCGTATCTATTATCATATAACTGTGCTTTGGATGGATAATGAAGAGAAACTAAATGTCTAGACCTTAAATATTGGTGTATAGTAGTCGTACCAGTACGAGACAAACCTATGACTATTAGTTTTTTACTTAACATTCGAAAGGTTTCCCCCACTTATCAATGCCCCATTCAGACACCGGTTTGTTTACCACTCGCCAATGAGTGTCATTGTCCAGATCATCTGCTCCGCGCATTTGCACATGTACAAATTTAGTGTTTGGGGTTCTCGGATCAATAACTTTACGATCTGGCAACCTCCAATTGTTCCATGTGATATATCTATTCCATTCATTGTCTAATGATTGTAATGACATATTAGAAGAAAATACCATAGCATGAATGTAGTTCTGATCTGTTTTGTAAATCTCTTTAGTAATACCTGCATGGTTAACATCGAAAACATAATTAGAAACCGAACCCCATTTACTGCGAGAATGTTTCAATCCCTGATTGCTCCACATTACAAGACCCGCATTGTAAACAAGGTACTTACCGTCTTCTCTTTTAGCACATTCGGTATTGTATTTGTTTTTCAACATTCGATGCCAAAGCATTTCATCTGCGCGTTTAGCGCGGATATCTGGCATAGTAGGTTCTGTACACATTCCTATGTCTTGATTAAAGGTATCGAAAATATTTTCTTTTAATCCTTCGACTGGAAAAATATCAGTATCCACATACATTACTTTATCATATTCTAAAAACCTATCTTCATAGATTGGTTTAAGTGTACCGTAATATCTTCTCTCAGGGCCCATACCACGAAAACGTTTAATGAATCCAGAGTTAATATCGAACTCGTAGTCTGCACCGATGCGTTCAGCATATGATTTCATAACATCACTACCGTAATGTGCAGATGGTCTAGGGGTACCTTCCCAACATTGATATATTAAATTTTTACTCATTCAATAATTCCCATTGCATTCAATTTTCGATATGATTCGATTTTAGGTGCTTTAATGCCATTCCCTTTGCTATCTACATCTATTTTATCTCGAACATGTATAAATTTAGATTGTTCCATTCCTTCCCACCAAAAACCTGGATGTCCCCATTCGTATCCATTAAAGTATACATTCTTTTCATTCATTTTCAGTTTCGTTGCCAAAGAATGCATGACACCTTCGTCTCCTTTGTTGTTTCTTGGATTGTGTCTTTGCAAAACTGCTGGATCTTTCCATAATACTTCTCGGAAACGAACACGAAGATCCCTAGATAGTTTGTATATGAATCCACCCCAGTAAGGACACTTCACTGAACACCATAAAGGAAATTTTTGCGCTAGTTCAGATCTTAATTTTTCTTGAATCCAGTTGTGTTGTCCAATGCCTGTGTAATCAAATATATTTTCTTTAGTTCGTGAAAATCCGTCAATATCAACCATAACGGTGTTGTCATACTGATCAAATTCTTTATGCAACATATGCAATTTTTGTAAAGGGGGGCGAAGGCCTTTGTAAAATTGATCTCCTCGAATTAAATAATAATCTGCTCCTATGCTCGATGCATATTTCTGCATGTTAGTTGAAGATAAAACTTCAAGATCACCTAAAATTCCGGTGTAATGTTGTAATATAATATTTTTCATAGCGGTTGTTACCAGTTGGGAGAAGTTAAGACTGTTTCTTTATTAAATTTTCCTTGTTTGGCAATAAATGAAACATCATTCATTAATTCTTCTGAAAGTAGAACCGGTTCAAATCCCAGAGATTTGAGGCCTTCATTACTTACCTCAAGTTCATTCTCGCTAAGTTCTTTTCGTGGATTGGACAAAAATTCTATTTCTTTACCTCCACACATGAAAGCAAGTTCTTTAACCTGTCTCACTTCACTCACCTGATTGAATATTCGTGTCTTAATCTGTTCACCATATGGTGGATTTTCGATTGCAAGTTGTACACATTTTGCAGTATCAGAGATATGAATGAATGCACGTTTTTGTCCACCTGTACCGTAAACCGAAATAGGATGATCATTTGCTGCTTGTACAATAAAACGATTAAGTACGGTACCAAAGACACCATCGTAATCAAATCGATTAATCAGTTCAGGTGCAAGCATAGTCTCTTCGGTCTGTGTTCCCCACACAATCCCTTGATGCAAATCCGTAATTTTAATGCCCCAATTCTTAACATAAAATTGGAATAACAATTGGTCCAATGATTTGGTCATGTGATACACACTTCCCGGTTGAGTGGGGTATAGTATGTCAGCATCTTTTTCAGTGGAATTGATTTTAATGTTTAAATAACCTTCCGGTATTGAACCAAAATCTTTGCTGTATCCATAAACTCCCATCGTGCCGAGGTGAACAAGATGGATGTCCGGTTTACATTCTACAATAGCATTTAGAATGTTGTGAGTTACACAAATATTATTCTCTACGGTGAACCTACGTTCTTTAGATCCGATCATAGAATATGGTGCGCTTCGTTGTTCTGCAAAATGCACAACCGCATCGGGTTGAAAATCATTAAACTCGCTGACTACTGATTCATAATGTCTCAAATCCACTCGTTTACATTCAATATCCATAGCGTGATTTTGTGCAGTAGATACTCTAGTTTCGATCGAGGCAATATCAGTAAGAGAGTTGGTTTTAAGTTCTTCATCAATAAGCCTTCGCGAAAGGTTATCTAATATTAATACTTGATGTTCCTCCCGTGCTAATTTTAACGCGGTTGGCCAACCGCAAAATCCATCACCGCCTAATACAATAATTTTCAATTGTGATATCTCCTATACCATTGCACAAATTTTTCGACTCCTTCATCTATAGAAGTCTGTGGATTATATCCTAGTTTTTGTAACTTAGTAGTATCGCTCCAAGTTTCTTTTGCATCTGCTGGATGTAAAGGACCGTATTCTCGTATTGCTTTTACACCCAAGGAATTCTCGATAGCATCAACAAACCGTTGGAGTTCTACTGATTCGCCACGACCAATATTATACATATCGCGAGGTGTTATATTATCCATGACCAACATTATTCCCTGAACAATATCATCGACATATGTAAAATCTCTTTTCATGTCTCCATAATTATACAACGTAATAGGATTTCCGTCAAGTATGTTTTTGGTAAAATCAAATAATGCCATATCCGGTCTTCCCCATGGTCCATAAACTGTGAAAAATCGTAGACCTACTGCATTAGGAATTTTAGAAATAGCAAACTGAGATTCATTAACCATTTTAGAATATCCGTAAGGATTTATTTGAGGTGCAAGCATCTCAAACTCTCTCCATGGTAATGGGTTTCCGTGCATAACACATGAAGTCGAAGCATATATGACATTGGGGATCTCATATTTTTCTAATGCACGAATTAAATTCAAGGATCCCGTACAGTTATTTTCTATATAAATCTCTGGGAATTCTGCTCCGTGTCGAGGGTTAGCATATGCTCCTAAATGTATTACAGTATCAGGGCGTTCCGATCCAACATATTGTGCAAGTTCACTTGCATTTTTTAAATCAAGAGGGACAATATTCGTATTGCGTTCTTTTAGCAAAGATGCGCGTTTACGTTTTAATAGTGGATCATAGTAGTCATTAAAATTATCGAATCCACATACCACATGGCCTGCGTCGAGTAGTTTGTTCGCTAAGTGGTAAGCAATAAATCCTGCTCCACCGGTTATCATAACTTTCATATGGTTATATCCTCATCATTAATTCGTCAATATTATTTCCCTTATTAGGCAATTTACTACGTAAAAAGAAATGTACGAAATGACATTCCGTAATATTACGGTTGGCAGAAAACAAACCGTTCCAGCGCCAATTTAATTGTTTCACTGGGATGTTTTGCTTTTTAACCCACCAGTTTAAAAGTGTTTGATCTGTACTCCATTTCCATGCACCTACACCATCGATAAACCGTTGGAATTCAGGACGATTAAAAAATTCTGCTGGAGTTTGTCCTAGAAGATAAGGTTTAAACAACTCACAATTCATAACCATTAACCCCATGTTGTAGAACTCTCCTCCTTTTCTATTCCATTTCCAATCTACATCTCGCAATGTAGAATATTGCATCTGAGAGTAGTTGCGTATTTTTTCTACGTACCATGGTTGTAGTGGCATATCTCTTTCGACAACTGCCCCAAACGGAAATTTATCTCCGAAGTTATTGAACAAGTTGGGTGAACCAGGACGTATGAATATGTCGGCATCAACGATTGCAATCTGATCATAATCATCAATAAATCCGAACGCATTTTCTTTTTCGTAAATAGGAAGGAACCCTCCATGTTTCCGAGTAGCATTTTCACTGCGCCCATTACTAAAGGGATTTGGTTTAATTCTAAGTAAGGGTTTAGTTTGAAGATAATGGTCTATGTTATTTTTCTTTGCATAGTCTTTCACACTTTCAGTACAAAAATCATACAGGTTGTTTTTTTCTCCCAAATACACCTGATATATTAATCTCTTCATATTTGTCTATCCATTCTTTTGCAAAGTCACAATCTTTATAATTATCAAACCAAGGTCCACCGTCAGTATAGTGAATTAAACTGGGAAGTTCTATATCATCATAATACCCCACAAGGTAATTCCACGTGTGAGGTAAAGAACCTATGGCGTGGTCTGATGCCCATTTGAATCTATGTAGATAAGAGGGTGTTGAATTGTTCACGATATTTGGAGAAAGTATTTTACATTTCTCATTATTAAACACCATTACCGAAGACCAGTTTTTTCTGGGATATACGGACTGTACTTGATTATCCATTTTTGTATTTGACTTAGGTATATAGTCATGTTTTATACAACTGACCATGTGGTTTGGATCTACTTCATTCAGTATGTTTCTGATGTCCGTGGTACATAGTATATCACAGTCCATGAACAATGACAACCCTTCATATTGACTTAAGAAGGGAACAAAGAAACGAGTCAGTGTAAACTCTGAGGTAGCATTTATATCTTCACGCGTATATTCCCACAACTGATCCTTTATTATGGGAGTAATGCTAGTATTGGGAGAATGTTCTAATATAGATGCTCGACATACTTCATAAGCTTCTACCTCGCGAGGATCCCATCCGATGAATACTTTCAGATCATCCATGATCGATAGTTGTGCCTACAGTTGCATCATAAAATTGAGTAACATATTGATGCAACCAAATACCGTTTTGGGTAATCATCTGATGTATATAATTGTCACTGTTGGAAGTAATGTTCTTAGGTACACACTGTCGAAAATATTTTGCCATGTCTTGCGACATAATGTAACATGCACCCGCGCTGATCCGTTTACCCTTTTCGGGGTGTTTAGACAGATAACCACAATGTGAAAGACCCGCACAAATTTTGTCATTCACTAAACATCTAGACTCATCGAAGTCTTCCAGTAGAATAGCATCGTGTTCGGCAAGAATGGTACTAGATTTTTTTAAAGTTGCCATTCGCCATACTTTATGATGACTTGCCCATATTGCTTTTTCAGTTGGTGTAAATTCTCTCGGAGATCCTCGACCAGACATCTTAGTACCAAAATTCAACTCTTTCGAACCTTTATATTCATCTAAAGTTTCCGGTGTCACTGCATCTACAACAACCACCTCAAATCCAAACCTTTCCCAAGATTTAATGCTAATGTCAGCATAGTATTCTGAAACAGGATTATCTTTGATGACAATCATATGGACTGCTGGTTTTCTATTTTTTGCCATATACAACTCCTTTCAATCTTCGTCTAGTGAAAATTGCTTTACCTGTCATATCAGGTAATTTTTTCCTCAATACTCTTATGTAGTCCATAAAGTTTCGGTCTTTTGTGTCATGCTTAGGTGCTTTGAAAATGACGGCATGGGGATTGTGATTGCGTATCAGAACATGGTCTGCTACAATGATAGACGGTTTATACAAATTTCGAGATATGTATTGATACAATCCTTGGTACCCAATGACTGCGGCACATCTTGGTATTAAATACATGACTTCGCGGATAGGAGTGCGATAGTCAATCTCCTGCACCTCGAACCCATTATGCTTAAGCATCCAAATGACTCCGTTCCAATACTCATTGTCGTAAGAAAGCTTTTCTTCCCGAACAGTACCGATAGCGCGAATCGGTCTCCACAATACAATTAAGTTAGGATTGACTTTCGTTTCATAGGATACTTTATCGTTCATGAACCACGAGTTAACGCCAGACAATGCGGTCTGTGTACCAAGACGATCACCCCTTTCGATATTAATATGTAAGTCTTTGTTAAAAAAATCCACATCTACATTGGAGAAATGTGAGACTTTTACAGATCCATAGTTGAGGTAAAATGATTCGAGGTAGTTCGTGCGTTCTATAATAGTTTCTGGGTCTTCACAATGAAACAAGTAGTCTTCATCGTGCCACCAATAGAAGTGGAGATGAATTTGTTTTTGAAGCATGTGCGACAAAAAGTAGGCAGTGTTAAGACCCATCAAACAATCATTAATGCCTGATGTGCCTCGAAATAACAAAGTGTTACCCTTACAAAGCCACTTATCGCCGTTCACATCTGTGACGTAAGGGTTCAATATTATCTACTCAAGAATATTTTTTTTTCAATTCTAAATCTAAAATTTTCTCGATATTTTCGTTGTAATCAGTAGGTTTCGATTTATTTGCCCGTTTTGTATCAACGATATATCTTTTATCTTTATTTTTCTTTTTGTTACGGGGATCAAATTTCCCATACTTTGCCATTTCAATTACCCTTATAACTCTTTTTAGATATCTTCGAGTTTTACCATCAAACGTTCAGCACGATTGGTCACCTGCTTGTGCCATCGTGAGTCACGCCCTTCAACTGCTGCTTCCTTCCAATCATTAGCAAGGAGTGCTGCATTGAATTTCTTGAACTTAGACAACCGAGGTCTGCCCATGTTGAACATCATATTAACCACGACCTGCTTGACGGTCTCGGGAAACTCTTCAAAGACCCCTTTGCCGTATAACACATGACACTCACTGATTGAGGTGTCAAGGTCTTTTTCGAAGCATTCCCATACTCTCTCTTCGGAGATTGGTGTTCCGAACTCTTGTCCCCATTCGGTATCTTCGTTGATAACAAGGTGCCCCACGCCAAAGGTGTGGTAACCGAGATGGTCTGCATATATTTCATACTTGACACCCTCGTCTACTTTTAATGTTTCAAAAATTTCTTCTCTGTTCATCTGATTCCCATCCATTCTTTTGTCATTATATAGTCACGAACAAAATCACTCCTGACTATATCTTCCCACCCAAACTGCACGTGAGTAAAACTCTTCATGTTGTCTAGGATACTTAAAAACTGATTTACACCGTTCTTATCTTTCTCTTGTTTGAAATCGCTCTGATAGTAATCACCACAGAATACGATCTTGGTTGCTTGACCCACTCGCGTGATAACAGAATCTAACTCATGCAGGGTCATGTTTTGCATCTCATCAACTATTATGATACTGCTATCATATGTAATACCACGTAGAAATGAGGTACTTTCAAACGTGACGAAATTATTGTGCACCAACTTATCATATGCTTTGGGATCATTGAATAACTCGGTTGCTGCAGCTCGATATGGTCCCGTGTAAGAGTTCAACTTTTCTTCTACAGTTCCGGGAAGAAATCCAATCTCGCGGGTTGGTACTACAGACCGAATGATACGCAAGGTATCGTATGGGGTGCTTTTGTCCATCACTTCTTCGAGTGCAAGATACATGGCAAGGAACGTTTTGCCTGTACCGGCAGTCCCAGTCATGGCGAGATGGTCACCGTCTCTCCAACCTTTCCATGCATCTGTTTGATGAGGTGTGATAGGTTCGATGGTATCCATCTGGTCAAGACGGATCCGCATATCCGGTTGTTGATGTGGGGGTTGTGATCCTCGCATTAAATTTTAATTGTGTTAGAGCGACCCGAGGTAGATTTAATATGTTTCAAGTGGTCTCTCCATGCATTAGAAGTTTTAGATAAAGATGAAGTTGTAGTACGTACAATTTTCATTGGTTCAAGATGCGTTTGCACCCAAACCCCTTCTTTTTCTAGTGTATCTTTTTCGCTAATTTTCAGAAACATTTCTTTAATTTCGCCTGTCTCCTTATTTTTCATATCGTATGTTGGCATAATAATATCCTAAAATGGATCCCTCTATTTTGAGAGGGATCCGATTAGATAAGGATCACCCCCTCGTGACTTGTTGTATGGCGGCATCTAAGAATGCTTGTTTCTTAATCATTCTATGTGCTGCATCGCCTTTACCTTTTTTATTTAACTTGTGAATATAATGTCCAAGTTCCCTAGAGTCTTTTTTTAATCGTTCTATTTGGTTTGTTACCATAGGCATAAGTCTCCTTGTTATCGATTTGGGTATTCACATAATTAAGTTGAGATCAAATTGGGGAAAGCCTCCTCTACTATTTTTTTAGTTAATCCCTTCACTGGTGGTTTTTTATTTATCATAGATATTAATATATCAGCATCTTCAGGATGAATTGATTCAAGCATATCTATAAACATTCTTTCTCGTTTAACGGGAATGAGAGATTCGGATTCGCGAAATCCTTTCACAAAATATTTAAACTTTTTGTGTTGTTTAAGAAGTGTGGATGGTGTACTTTCTGGTCTATTAGCAGTGTACGGTGGTTTACCAGGAGGAAGATTCCATTGAATTTTGTCGTCAAACGTACCCCTAAGTACATCTTTAAGAGGCATGATATTGTTTAATTGCAGATGTTCGATTTTTTCTTTTCTTGTTTTGCATGTAACAAACTTTTCTAATATTTCAAATACTTGTCGCTGTACGTAATTAACCATAGTATATTCTCTCTTCGAACTATAGCTCTAGGGTAACACATCTAGAACCATTTGTCAAGTTTTTATTTAAATGGGCAGTTTCTGTTGCACTGCTCGACCCTTCTTCTGACTAGCAATCCACGCTCTAGCCTCTTTTGACTCAGGTGGTTTATTGGTAAACTTCACCGCGTCTCTATATGCACGTAACGTCTCTTTCTTGTAGTCCTTGCCGTCAGAGTTATCGACTACTAAAAAGTTTCTCTTACCAAAAATGTTCTGCAACAGACCAACGTTCTGTTGGATAGTGTCCCACATCTTAGCAACCTCTGCGTCAGGTAATGAGCGTTCACGATCACGGTTGCGTTGTAGTGCGGTTTCTTTGTCGGTGTTTACGAATATCATTGCGACATCGTAACCCATCTTCTTCATCATCTTTGCTTGTTGCGCCACCTTCGCATGATCACGACCTGTGCCATCAATGACAAGACCTAAACGACCTTTGAGATAGAGTTCTTGTTTCTTACCAGTGAGAGTCTTTGCACGACCACGGAGTTCTTGACCCTTGTCAGAGAAGATACCTTCGGGGTCTAATGCGATACCTGCTTTCTTCATTGACGCTTCGAAAGCATCAT